TTCTTGCATAAGTAACTTATCGTGTTTTCGTTCTTCGTCACATTCTTTTAACATTTCTTTATGTTGTATAATTTCGTTTTCTTTTGAAGTTAGTAAATATTTGCCCAACCAAACAAAAGCAAAAACAACTGCAATTAATATTACACTATACGGTGTGTTTAAAAACTGTTTTAGTCCTACGTTAAATATTTTCTCCTTCATCATTTCTTTCAATTCCTACTAACATTTGTAAAACAGTATAACTTATTAATAAAATACCACCAAAAACTTTATAGTAAGGTGAATTTAAAATCATAGACGTACCAGTTAAAATAGAACTACAAAAAACTACAATTCCAAATATGTATATGTGCGTGTTATTCATTTTCTTCTATTGGTTCACTCCACTTATCTGTTGCCATTAATAAAAGCGTTTCTTCGTGGTTTAATTTTTCTATCGGTATAATACTTTCGTCTTTTATAAATGTAGGTTCTACATTCCATTTTAAAACAAACTTTGTTAAATCTAAACTTCTGCGAATTGTATCTTTTGAAGTTTGGCTTACTTGTGAAAAATCTACTTTTGGTAAATCGTCAATACTAATTATAGCGTATATTAATTCGTTTTTATTCATTTTTTTATTTTTAACTTGGCACGTCTGTTGAATATGTTGCACCATTAATTATTGTACCGTCATTACTACCACTACCACTATCTGTTGCAGTTGTTCCTGAACCTTCTTCAAATCGCCACCAACCCAACGGAGAAAGGCTAGATAAATCACCTGGAGTACCTGAATTATAAATAGTATTAATATCAGTAGCACTTAATGAAGAATTAAAATAACTAACTTCGTCTAACAGACCTGAATAAGTATAACTTGTAGAATAACCTGCACCTATAATAGTTTTTAATCCTGTTAAATCTAATGAACTTGGATATAAACCACCTGTACTAGTACTTTGAACAACATTGTTAATGTATAGTTTGGTATTTGCTGAGTTACTACCATCATAAACAAAAACAATATGTTCCCAATTAGTTGTATTTGTGTAAGCAACATAATAAGTCCTTGTGCCGTTATTTAATTTAAAATAAAGCCTATTACCTTGTAACTGAATAGATATCTGCCCAAAACTATTAGAGAAACTCCCTACATTAAAAAACAAATCATTTCCACTTGTAATACTTGGCTTTATCCACATTGAAACACTAAAGTTTGAAATTACACCTTGTGAATTACCTAAACCAGTTCCACAGTCAACATAATCGTCAACACCGTCAAAATCTAATGAACGTGTATTTGAAAAACTTGCACCACTTAAAAGAGTGTCACCAGCAGCACTTGATCCATAAACAGAACCCCAATCATTTGAATTATTTGTAGAACCTTTTCCCCAATCTATTGTGTTATCAACACCTTGCCCCCAACCATTTGTGACTGCCATAATTTTATTTTTAAGTTGTTAAATCACCATATAAGTACCATTCGTCAGTACTTCTTTTTATCAATGTAGCTACACCGTATTGAGCAGCAATTTTTGTTTTACCACCACTTGACAAAAGACTTTGAGCACCAGTTCCAGCAAGTGCAGCTATACGCAATTGACCAGTGCCTTTTTGAGCAAGTTTTATTTCTGTTCCAATAGGAAAATTTGCCGTACCACTTAATGGTAAACTAAAAGTTTTAGTTCCAGAATGATTAAATTCGACAAGTTTGTTTGCGTCTGTTAAAACAAAAGTATAATGGTCAGTTTGTGTGTTTACTGTAAAGCTTTTTAATTCAGCACCACTTAAATATTTAGTGTCGTAACCACCAGAACCGTCAGACTTACTTATAATAAATAAATCTGTTTCTTCCAGGTTACTACCTTTTGCCGTTAATTGACTTATTTTCTTTTCTGCCATTTTGCTTTAAGTATTTTTTTAACTTTAATATGTTAATTTCCTTTGGTTTACTATTCCGTGTTTTTTTCATATATACCAATTACCAGTATTTACACCTCTTTGTGGGTTTACGTCTTCATTCGTGTTTGAACTGTATTCTGGAAACAATGTACTATTATTGTTTAAATAATCCACAGTTCGTAAAGCGTAATTTTCTGCTATTTTTCTTTCTGCTTCTATAAGCTTTTCTAATTCGTCTTGGTCTATTACACTTGCATTTTCTGAAGTGTGCTTAAATACACCCTTATTTGAAATACTAACCGTACTAAATGGTAAGTATTCAACCATTGAATAATGCACCAGCATTGGTTTGACATAGGTGTTTACAAGTGTTTGGTAGTTACCAGTTAAAGAACCACCAGCAATATCACTTTTTACTTTTTCAAGTAGGTCTGTACCTAAGTAATTTAAAATATGTATTTGTTGTGCAATATAAATAAACTGCAAAAACTTATCTTGGTCTACATTACCATTTAAAGCAGTATAGCGTGTTATGTCGTTTCTTGATATTAAAAGTACGTTTGCCATATTAGTTTTCGTTTACTGGTGTTGTAAAATTTCTTGGTTCTATAAAACCTCTATTTGTCATTTCTCTTGGTCTTTTCGCTACTTTACTATCGTTTTTTAAATTACCACTTTTTGGGTTGTAACCGTATTTTAATATTTTTCTTTGTGCTATTGGTCTTACATTTGGGTTTTTTAAATCAAGTCCAGCGTCAGCAAATTGTGCGTACACTTCACGATTCCAACGGTGTCTGCAAGAACCACCACCTTTGTACAACCAAATAGAATAAGTGTCTGCTCCACCTTTACCCCAACCAGCATTAACTGGTGTACTATCCATTCTTATAATATCTTCTTTACGGTACATTTTATCTCTACGTATCATTTCTCTACAAAATGGTCTTGTATTTTTTTGTACAGTTCCAGAATATCGGTAACGTGTAAAAAACTTAATACCGTCTACTTCTATATCTTGTTTACTTTTAGAGTTTGGAAAAGCCATACCACTTGAAACAAACTTATATATTTTTGATAAGGTACTTTTAGCTTCGCTACCTTCGTTAGCTTTTGCTATAATTTCGTCTAATTCTTCTTCGTTGTCATAGTCTACTTCGCTTTCGTCTATTAGTACCCAATTTTCTGGTACGTCTTCGCCAAATTCAGCAAGTTTTTCTACAAGTTCTAAGTCACCTTTTTCGTCTTCTTTACTAAAACTGTAACCAGTTTCTTCTTCTTTTTCTTCTGCGTCTTTGTAGCCGTCTAAATCTTTAAATTCTAAAGGTTGTAAAGTCCTGAAATATAAGTTTAATGCAATACCATTGTAAGCTAATATTTTATTAATAGCGTCTATTATAACACCTTGCATTGGTTTTATATTTAAGTTTTCAAATAAAATACTTGAATTTCTTAATTCATCTGCATTTGAACTAAAACCATTTGCGTTTGCTATTCCAAATAATAACGGACTTGTAACATTGTGTCCTAACATTATTTTACGTAGACATTCTTCACTTAAATAAGTGTAGTGGTCTGGTGCGTCATTTAGTTGTATGTCATCTATTGTTGTCTTGCTTGTTTCATCACTATTAAAAGCTACAATTACTTTTTGTCCGTGTGATCCAGTAAGCTTTGACATTACTTTATTTGAAATTATATTTTGTTGTTCTTCTGTTGGTATTCCATTATTGAAGTTTACTACTTTAGTACCACTAAAACCATTTTGTACTTCGTTTATTAAGTAGTCGCTTATTTCTTCTTCAAGTGTACAATAAGCTAAAGCACCTACATAGTCTACACAACCAAAATATTTCATTCCAACCGTGTAGTTTTTAAAACATAATATTTCTACTTCGTCTTTTGAACTTCCAAAAGATGCAATTCTTTTAGGTGGAAATTTTTTAGTGTCCTTCCAATTATCAGAATAATAGTAACCTTTGATATTTCCGTATTCATCACACTTTTCAGGTGCAATTAATTGTATAGGCAGATGATAAACCTTTGCTATTTTCTTACGGTCTTTAGAATAATGTACTTGGAACGCTGCTTGACCTAACATTTTAAAGTCAAGTATTACCTTCTTTAATTCGTCTTTATCTAATAAAGTAATTAATTGTGCGTATTCATTTGGCTTTTTAGATGCGTCAGTAGCATTTAAACCTTTACCATATACAAACTTGCTTATATTGTTTATAATAGCATTATTTGTAGCACTATTTTTATACCTTTCAATTAGAAAGTCGTAATAGTCGTTATTAGTGCCATACGTCACGTAGTTGTCTTTGTTGTTTTCAACTACTTCGGGTGCTTCGTAAGCACTTAAGTTTAATA